AATAAAGTCTAACATACTAGTCCCAGTAGTAAACACATCATCACATATCATTATAGGATCTCTGTCATTGCCGCTTGCATATTTGTTCATTGCGGCCGCAAATGGCAAACCTCCTCTAGGAATACCAACTGCTTTATAAAAAGGTCTGTCTTGATAATCCATTACCATTTTTGCTATTGCTTTCCATTCGTCTGGATGTATTGCATCACATTCAAGTTTCCATTTAAGTGGTAATCCTGCGTGTGATATAAAATCTCCTGATTCGAATAATCTGGCATTTGTTCTGTGTGTCATTTGTGGTTCCTTATAATTGGCTCTGGGGGAAGGACTCGAACCTTCACGGTAAATACTTTGCTAGTTACTTACCACACGATAAACAGTCGTGCGTGTCTACCTGATTCCACCACCCCAGAATAATATTATATCTTGTTGATCTTTTCTAGTGCAGGAATCATACGTGTAACACCTATACCACCGCCAACTCTTTGAAAGAAGTCAAACTCTAAAAACTTTTCAAGTTCTGCTTCAACTCGTTCTTTGCCGAACAGTTCGAACAGTAGTTTTGAATATGCTCCGTCCGTAATTGAATGGAATGTGTCACGCATCATATCAACATCGCATGAGCGTTCTGCTGATCCAATAGTTTCCATACCACCTAGTATAACGTCCATCTTCTTGGCTGTGTTACCGTCATCGTTTCTTGCCATGTTCCAGAAAGGTGAAGTTAGTTCAGGGAAGTTTGTAATAAGTGTTTGACCAAACTCTTTTTCCATTGCAAGTTCGTGTTGTGCTTCCATCTCTGTATCAGCACTTAGTCCAAAGTGTTGTTGCCATTCAGCATAGGTCTTTTCTGTAATGTTACCAAAGCCTAAGTATTCACATAGTTCATACTCCATTGCTTTTAGATCATCTACATTACCTGGCATCTCAAATTCAAACATTGGAAATATTATATCATGTCTGCCTGGTATTGCATTAGGCTCTTGTCTATAGGAAGTGGAGACACAAAAAAACCCCTTACTATCGGGGCTACTTAATAATTCATGTTCTAACCACATCTGGCCTGTTTGCGGCAATGGCCAAGTGTTGCCTGCGTATTGGTATGTTGCTACATTGAATGGATCTTCACATGCGGCAAGTATGCTTAGTCTGTTTTGGGTATGGACTTCTAAGAATCCTTTGTCCAAAAAAAATGACCTTAAAAGGCCAATTGTGTTTGTAAATTTTTGTGGGGATATTAACTGCGTCATTTTCTTTTTTTCCTTTTCATTAGTCAAAAAAAATTTGCTCAACTAGTGCCGAGCTTAATCTTCCTTCTCGTTATTTATCCTTGCGGATGCTTTTACACCACAATGCGGACAATGGAAGGAGTAACGCTCAATACGTAACTTTTCTTCCATTGTCGCATATGTGAACCAGTTGTTGCAACTAGTACAAGTCAAATGCCAAATTATTTCTTTGACTGCATTAAACATTGTGTATATTTATTCGCCTAGTCCTAAGCAAGGAATAAGGATAGATTGTTTACAGTTATCTGGATAAGCAATCGCTGACCCAAGTATAGGCATACCAACCATACCAATAATGATAATCAAGAACGCCCAGCCTAAGCCTTTAGTTGTGCAATAGTTTTCACTCATGCTCGCCACCGTAACCACGTGAGTTGATTCCGTTGTCTCTACGGAATGCTGTCGGATTGCGTTTGGCTGTTTCAAATGTTGCTACTGTAATTGCAACTGCGGCAAGTAATAATGCATGTAACACCATGCTCATAATTCCTACCCACATGCTACCTACTATAATAGCAAATACAATACACCACATCCATGCAAGGACTTGCATAATCATATGTCGTGTGCTAAAGTCTGGAATTGCACTTAGTGGATTACGTTCGTGATCCATTACTACATTCCAACAGTTATATACCCATTCTCTCATTGATACTACCTTTCTAAATATTATCTTTGTAGGATAGTGAGCGTCTACATCATCACGATATTCAATTGCATCGTGTAGGTCATGAAACTGTTGTGATACTTTACGGTTTTTAAACCATGCTGTGACCTTATACATTGACGTTTTGCTCTCTATTGTTTGACTTACTCTACTAATATAGCACGGGGCTATTAGGTTGTCAACCTTTTTTATTGGTAGTCCCAAGGGGAGTCGAACCCCTCTTTTCGGGATGAAAACCCGATGTCCTAACCGATAGACGATGGGACCAATGGTGCCGGCACACGGACTCGAACCGCGGACCTACTGATTACAAATCAGTTGCTCTACCAACTGAGCTATGCCGGCCTTGGAGCGGGTGAGGGGAATCGAACCCCTATCATTAGCTTGGAAGGCTAAGGTCTTACCATTACACAACACCCGCTTCAGTGTTTAATATACATACTATATAGCAGGTGTTCGGCTTAGTCAATCTCTTTATGAACAAGTTTGTTAATTTCTTTACTAAATACAACATAGGAACTGGATAATATGAGAAAACGTACAAGATCAATACTAGAAGAACTTAGTAGCTTTAGACAAACTACGGATAACGATGCACTCGTACAAACTACGGGCAATAATCTTATTGAAAGTTCTATTAACTTACTCAATCGCATTGCAGAACAATACGATGCTGAAACTGCTTCGGACTTAGAAAGACGATTCATTAACAGTATACGTAGCGGAGACCCTCGCAAGTTTAAACGTGGTGTAGATAAAATTGTTGAAACACGCAACAAAAAGGATACAAGCAATGATTCTTAATGAAGGTGGAAACATATTCAAAGATCCAGAAACTAAAGAACCTGTAACACAGCGTATCAATCAAGCTGATGTTGATCCTACACTTGCATGGTTAGAAAAGATTACAGGACTACCACACAAAGATTTTAAATTAGGTAGTACAGGAATTAGAAGTACAAGTGGCGATATGGATATTGCTGTTAACCAAGACGAAGTTACCAAAGACGAAATGGTTGCTAAACTTGCGGCGTGGGTACAAAAGAATCATCCAGGAGATGATCTTAAAAAGTGGATTAGAAAGAGTGGCATCAACGTACACTTCCTAACTCCAATCAATGGCAACCCTGAAGAAGGCTATGTACAAACAGACTTGATGTTTGGCGAGCCTGAGTTCATGAAGTTCGCACTCAAAGGCAGTGGCGACAACACTCCATACAAAGGACAACATAGAATGATCCTTATTAGCAGTATTGCTAAAGCACAAGGATACAAGTTTAGTAGTGGCGCAGGATTAGTAGATAGAATTACAAATCAAACTATATCAAAGAACCCAGATGAGATTGCAAAAACATTAATGGGTGATACTGCTACTGCAAAAGATATGGATAGTGTTGAAACAATTATTGCAAAGATTAAAACAGATCCTAACTACGAAAACTTAATTAAAGACGCTAGAGATAATTTCGAAAAGAACGGACTAGAGTTACCCAAATGAGATTTAACGAAATAATAAACGAAGCAGAAGCTCGAATACAACATGCTGAAGACTTAATCTTCTTCCATGGTAGTGCAGGTGCCAAACGTGCATTGGATTCAATTGCCAGCATGGGTACAGGAGGACACACCAGTGCAACAATTAAATGGGACGGATCTCCCGCAGTCATTTTTGGCCGCGATGAAAATGGAGAGTTCATACTTACAGACAAGTCAGGCTTTGGTGCAAAAGGATACGACGGCAAATCAAAAAGTGCTGATGACCTTGAACAAATGTTCCTCAACCGTAGTGGTGGAAAGAACAGAGATAAACCAGGCTATGTAGCATTCGCAGGTAGAATGAAAGCTCTGTTTCCTATTGCAGAAAAAGCTGTTCCAATTGAACACAGAGGATTCTTTAAAGGCGACATGCTTTACTTTGATACACCAACTAACAACAAAGGCGTATTACAGTTTACTCCTAACACAGTAACTTACACAGTACAAGCAGACAGCGATGTAGGTAAGAAGATACTAGCAAGTCAGGCTGGTGTAGTTATTCACAGAGTAGTAGATGCAGAAGGTGCTGAAAGTCCTTTAAAAGATTACGACATGTTTCAAGGATCAAAGCTATTAGTGTTACCTCCAGTGGTTGCACAAACAGCTCCAGAAGTTGATCTAACTAAACTAAAAAGTTTACAAGGTATTGTTGCTAAGAATGGTCCTGCTATTGATAGTCTACTAG